TATCGATCTCATTCCCCCCGCACAAGTTTCCTATTCGCACCGTGCCCATCTGGGTGCGAGCCTGGTTTCTTCAGGCCGAACTAGGAGGCTCCTCTCTGAAAGAGAAGTGGTATCCCCACCAGTTCTTGATCTCCACCATTGGTCCAACCTATAGTCGTCGAGGTTATTAGGCCTCTTCTTCTTAAGGTCCCTCTGACCAATGCCCTGGACTCTTTCTTCGTCGATTTGCCAACACTCGCCGTTAGGCAAGATATGGTTAGATCGAAGATGACAGTTTGGTATGACATGCTTATTTTTGGTAAACATGCCGAACTGTGCAGGATCTCTAACGTAGGGAAGAGGATATTTAAATCCATAATCCCGAAGTATTGAGTTCCAGAAAGTAGCTACGGCATTATAGCCGTTAGCCCGCATTTGATTAATGCTTCCGATAAAAGAAGCATAAACATTTGCGTCCCACCTGCCAACTTGAAAGTACGGCAAGCGGAAAATCACAGGAGTGACGTCCTGACCCTCGAAAGCATATACCCCGCAAGATTCACGGAATGACATGCTTTTTGTGAACGACTTACTAGTGTTCACGGAGAAGCCAAAACGCTCGAGGAGGACGATGACAGTATCAGTGACTCGAGAGTCACATATTATGTCATCGCCATACACCACGGGAGCTTCAAACCTTTTACCAAAAGGTGAGAAAGCTGAGCGCCGAAAGGTGATGCCGTCCAACAATTGAACGACGTCATCAGACGACTGAATCAGAGAACCCGTGGTCTTCCCAACCTGGCAGGCCCGATATGCCAATAGGCATATGGCCGTGAAGACTACACACTGTACGGGAAAGCATACTGCTGACCCCATAGGTGCAAACTTCTTCACGACAATGACAGATCCGTCGGGACATCGAACCTTAGAGGTTCGACTTCCAAACATATATCGGAGCCAACTTACCGGAAAGATCTTCCGTACTAAGTCAGCACTGACGCTGTCACTAGCCGAGCTCAAATCGATCGTATCCATGGAAAGGTAGGTGCTACCATGTATGGCAGCATCACGATTTATGGATTGATCATCTAACCTCACAAAGCGTGAAATCAGACTACGATCGAAGGATGCACGCATCCAACGCAATACTTCCTGTTGGAAGTACATGAAAGCGTTAGGCTCCATACAAATGGAGCGACTCTTTGTTATGTCTTTTGGGACAAACTTGAGCCGTGCGACATCAGATGAGCCGCCCCTCCACAGCATAGTCTTAGAGACCATGCCACCTTCAGTAAGACCTAAAGTAGGTCGACCGAAGGTATACGCTAGTCGTGGATGTGATAACAAGCTACCCAGCTTATCATACACGTCACGAATCGCTTGCTCACTGACCTTTCCAGGCCCAAAAGAGGGTAGGACATGATCAGGAGATAGGCGATCAACAATTGTGCTGACGATTATTCGCAGAGAAGCGAGGTCGTCTTCAGCAAAATCCAGCGTAGACAGTTTTTCCTCGACCTGAAGCCAACCGCGAAAGGCGGTGGCATCTAAGTGCGGATCTACGTAATTAAGCTTCTTTCCAAATCGGAGGAAGCTCAACACGTATTTCAGCACATCAGGTCGCCCAGTTCTCACCCATTCCAAGCATTCCCTAAAGATAGGGAGATGCTTAAAGAACTGATGAAAGACTCTTGTTGAAGAGTCGCTGCCGGTGCTAAACTCATTACTGAGCAGCAGATCGGCAAAACTGGAGAACTCCTTGATAGTATCCCGTAGGTCAAACTTAGTAAGTCTTTCGACAAACTTCAGGATGACGTGCCGGGGCTTCTCGGAGTCAATGGGACTGTCGTGAAGGAATTTGACGTACGACAGGACGAAGACCTTAAGGAAGGCTTCGTTTTTGCCATACTCAAACTCTTGGGGGAAAGTGATATCCTCAGTAGAGATGCTGAGAGTACCACCCGCGAGGCGCACAGTTGCGCCTCTATAGCCCATGTCAGCTGTACAGCTCACTAACTAGCTGTCGTGAGACAGCACTCATGATACCCGTATTGGGTACCTTGGTAGTGACGCCATTGAAGGCGAGTGCATAGGCAGTGCCTAGCATTGCTGATAGCTTGTCGATGTCACGGACTGTGCCTTTAACGGCCCAGCCAACGGAAGCCTCCACAGGCTCCACCGTGACGACCCCATCCACATCGATCGAAATATCGGTCGAGAGGCGGATAGAGTTCCGAGTGATACCGGTTTTAGGATCGGTAACAACTTGGACCGACACAGTCGTCGAGTAGGCAAGGGAGCCGTCGTTATAGACGTACTCACCTTGCCGAACCAGTCCATTGGTAGAGATAGACAAAGAGCGTTGCTCTAGTTTACTCTGGTCCAAGAACTTGACTGCGACGTCTGTAGGGGAGGTTGGCATATTCTGCCAGGTGACCGTTGTGGTCATAGTGCACATCCTTTCGATGTTGCGCTAAACGTCATATCAATATATGACGGGGCGATCTAGCGATAAATTTCGCTAGATAAAATTGTGTGTCAGGTTAGTACCTGCCACATGAGGCTACCCACAGTCACTGGATCAGGACCACGGGTAACGCGGAGATAGTCAAACTTTGATGAGTTGACTAATCTTGGCGCATAGTGCGAAATTTCGCGACTATACACCGAAATGCCGAAAGGCTGCTTGGTGTCCGTAGACTCCAAACCCCAGTGCAACAAAGCATCTGGTGAGGGTTCGTAGACGACTTTATAGGAGTAGACGCACAAAGAAGTGCGGAACATCATATAAAGGAGCTGAGTATCAACCAGCTTAAGTCTCTTACTCTCATTTGTAAACCAATCGACAACGAAAGAAAACGGCAGTAAAGACCAAATGCGAGATAGGCTGGGTAACAACCCAATACTATTCGCGGTCAAGACTGTCGTTAACAGAGTGGAAGGGTCGGTATGTAACCGAACCTTCGCCCGCGTCTCGAGACGCAACACACCGTCATGCAGGAAGTTCTCATTACCTTGAAAGGTAAAATTGAACTTACCATGTATGGTTCGGGTGTCATGCCGGAGGACCGATTCCACCCTTTTGCGTATATCAACCTTGCTTGCATCACGCAAGTCTCGGAAGATGGGAGCGCGTTGGAAGTTTGTTTTAAGAACTTCCTCCGTTATATAATCGATAATATCGATTATGACCGAAAGGTCTCCCCTTACAGCTTTCGCTATAAGTTTCGCTAAGGCTGGTAGGTCAGGAAGCAGGGACAGAATATCCTTCAGATGCTGAAGATTCTGCAAGTTATTACTTGACAGAACTTGAATATTACTATTCAAGGCATCTGAGGCCGCCAGAAAGGCGCTGACCCGTATGTCAGGAAGGTTATCTTCAACCTTAGACCTGACGAGCGTGTGGAGTCTATTGATATAGCCTCTATCGTACATACGATACCGAATAAAGTTCGGCACAAACCCACTTCCAACCTGTGCTACACCCGTAAACAATGGAACGTAGCGCGTCTGTTGCTGAATCCTTATTGGATCGACAACATAGCCCGGCCCCATAGCTGGCGGGTCCCACGGAATAGTGTCAGAATAACCTTCAGCTTCAACGCTGGAAAAGTTATAAATACTGACACAGTTCGGACTGACCTCATTCCAATCGGAGGCATATTTAGTGCCATACGCGGGATGAAAGTCAACGACGAAATTGAGATGGACAAGGAATGTCGAAATTCGATATGTCCCATACCATCTCATGTCGAACCGGTAAGTGGTCTGAATATGATACCTGTTGTCGCCTTTCGATGAAGAATCGACGACATCATAGTACCTATAAGACCAAAGACCGGAGTGCGGATTGGCAACGATGAGCTCAGAATTCGACTTAAAGAAGTCGATGAGCTGGTTATGTGAAACCCAAGCATCGTTACTAATGTGGGGTTGTTCGAGGAAGCTACCATGATCCACTTGAAAGGTCATAAAACCTTTATCATTGGTAGTCACACTCCTCAAAGCAACGTACGGCGGTTCATGCGGATAGTTCCTAATGTTGAAGTCGTGTAGAACGACTCCAGGGCCGACAGTGAAAAATCGGCCATCAGGATACCCAACATAAGAATAAATGCAGTCGTAGTCTAAAAAGACATCGGCCACATTTCCGACAAACCGCGGATGAATACACTGGGTTTCCTTTTTCACCTTACCTTCCTCATGGAAGGGAGGCGCAATGCCATCTAAGGCAAAGAGATTCCCATAGTTTACATCATCCAGGTGCTGGCTCCAACCTATCTGGGTAGGACGCTCTGTTTGAAATGACACAGGATAGACACTCTCGGTAGAGAACCGAGGCAACTCTAACAAAGAGCTGCAGAGCATTGAGTCAGAAATAAATCCCTGACCATGCCCAGTATCAGACCAATGATCGATGAACAACTTATCGTTGTTATACATCATCGAGCGGGGATTTGTTAAATCCCAGGTCTGATTGCTATTCGTTAAGATGTAAATCTTAGCGTAAGCATGTCCGTCCGTGTGCATGTCGTACATGGCATACCTCCATAATAGATCACGATGGTCGGGAAAGCCCGTG